CATCAAGCTGTAAGCTCTCGAATGTGTCCTGAGGAATTACCGTAAATTTCTTTGCCATGTTTATTCTCCTTCCTTAATTTTTAAAATGCTGTTAAAAATTCAGTTTGAATGTTTAATCGTATTCGTCTTATAGAATCATCAGGATCGTTTATTCGTTGAATAAAAGGAGTTCCTTTGTTTATCCACATTCTACCTTCGTTCAACTTTAAAACTATTCCACCATGTTCTCCAAGATATTTTTCAATCTCATTAGCTTTATTGGTAATATCTTTCCATGAAGTAGTTCGATACCACAATGAAGCTGACATACTTACGACATTATTTAAACTATCAGTTGAAATATTATAAGTAATATAAGGCATTTGAGCCCATTTAGGTACAGTATTCTCATCAAATGCCATTAAACCAAAACTATTCCAAAAATAATCAATTGCTTGTGCTTTGTCCATTATCAAGACTCCATTCTTCTGCGGTAACTTGTCGCATATCTAATACAGTACTTTTTGGTGTAGCTTTATCATCTCCATCAGAAGTTACTCTAAAAATTTTGCCATCACGTTTTCTAACGAAAACCATATGGTATTCAAGTATAATATTTCTAGGAGTAGTTACTGTATAAAGACTTGTTACTCCTTCTTTATCAGCTCTTCTAGCTTCAATCGAAGTATCAAAAGTAATTGCTGCAGGAAATGTTACTCCATCTACATAAGTAGACACAAATCCACCATAACCATCTAAAATTGTGCTTTTATCAAGAAGTGTACAATCTTCCATTGCATCGCTCAATAAACTCATCTAATTTTCCTCCAGTTATTTAATCTTGCAGCAAAAACTCCTTGCCATGTTCCTGCATTAGAAGTTCCATCTGAAGCTCCACCACCCGATTTAGAATATGAATATCCACCAAAAGATTCACTAGCAAATGGCGACATCGCTTCTGAATCAATGCCGCCATATTTAGCTTGCCATTCATCGATTTCGTTAGATAAATCAATAATTTCTTTTGGAATTGCTAAAGCCCAAACAGCTCCTTCAAATTCTTCGTCAGTTAAGTCTGATGTAGGATATTTATGAACTCCATCATTAAAAACTGATCCGATAATTCTAAAATATTGATTTGTTTGTAATGATATAACGTCATTATCTTTAGAAACAAGAATGCCGTCTTTAATTACAAACTCGCCGATATATTTCTTTTTTTCGAACCAATTTTTAATTTCATGACAAAGTTCTGTAAGCATAATTATTTCCTCTTTCTTTTAGAAGTTGGTTTAATTTCAACTACATCATCAATAGGTTTCTCTTCAATCGGATCCGGTACCTCTTCAATAAGCGGCTTATGCTGCTTATTGTTAGGTCCCGATAATTCCTTAAGTCTTTTCTGAGAAACATCTAAGCCTTCTCTTGGAAAAATATCTCCAACATTATAGGCATGATTCTTATCCTGTAAATCTGTAAAATACTTTATTACCTTATACATTTAATCACTCCTTAAGCTCCTGCGTCAACAGTAACATCAGCGATAAATAATGAATTTGGATTATAAAGTACAGGCATAAACAAACTTGATGCCTTAGTCCATAATACAGCAGGATCTTTTTCCATCCACTGTGATACATAAACATAAGGACTTACTGAAGGCTCTGTGTTAACCTGCATGAATTTAGCAGCATCAACCTCAGGCGGATCTCCCCAAAGACCTGTTGCTAATTTACCGCCAGGATTTGTTGCGAAAAATGTTACTTTATTATCAGGATAATATTTAGCCTGAGAAATTACAGGACGTCCATCTGCACCAAATGAAGCACTCTTACCATAAGTAAGGTCATTAGTAATAATCTGAGTAATGCCAAACTCATCTTCAAGATAAGCATTAAGCTCTGAAGTTTTAAGAAGTGCACCTGCACCAATATTTCCATTGATTGCTTTCTGTATAGCTAAATTCTGACGTAACTTTGTCAAAATCTTCTTTGAACAATACATTCCTGTAATAGTAACTCCTGCATCTGTAGCAAGATCAATAATATCCTGAAGCTGAGCAGGAATATCCTTAGTTGCTGATGAACTAAAATCAAGAGTAAGTCCAATCTGTGAAGATGGAACTCCATAATCAACAGTAAGATCAAGGTTATTCTCCTTAATTGTTACCTTACCCGTTGCCAAAAGCTCATTCTTTGCAACCTTAGAGCGAGTAAATACCTGCTCTGAAAGACGAACACCATCATTAATTACATAATCATAAAGCTGATCATTCTGAACACCGTTTCTAAGAAGTGTTCTCATTCTTTCTGACTGATTGATCTTAACTTTAATCAATCCCTTCTCGATGTTATGATTATCGATAGGAACTCTAAATGTTGTCTGTGCTTCTGTGTCAAAACCGTGGAACTGTGCCATCATAGGAATCTGATATTCGCTAGCGATTGACTCCCAACGAGCAACAAGATTATCAGTTTTCTCATCGCCAATAAGTGCATCTACAGGATCGTTCTGTCTTGTGACATTAAATCCAACATCAAGCCAATCTTCCTTTGGAACAAATCCGAGAATATTATTCTCCCATTTAACTGCCATGATATATTTCCTCCTTTATTAATCAAAATTAGGTCTAGTAACTGTTGGCTCTGTTTTAAACACAAAACCCTTAGCCTCAAGAGCTGTTTTCGCTGCCTCAGTAAGTGCAACAGGCAGACGGTTCTCGTAAACTTCGCCCTTAGTTACTACTGAACCTGGCATATTGCCATTTGTAACATCAACGTCTTCGTAAGTAATACCAATTGCGTTTGCATCATTAGAAGGATATGCTGTACCCGCTGGTACATACTTTCCACCTTCCTCAGTCGTGGTTGCTCCAGTCTGAGTAAACTGACGAGTTTCTCTTGTACACTCTTCATGTGCAAGAAAATATCCTGGCTCATAACCGGTTCCTTTCTTTTCTGCAATAAAACTCATTTTAATTTGCCTCCTTTGCAGTTTCTCCATATAAATTACTGTGATACTGAGCTGCTATTTTAGCAGCACGGCTCTCACTTTTTGGTGGCTTATTAGAATTTGCAGGAGGAGTTGCGATATTTGCTCCAGCCTGTTGTTCAGTAACGATGAAGTCTCCCCATTCGTCTTTAATCGATTTAGTAAGATTCTCTTCATCTTTAAGCTTACCATCCTTATCAAGTTCCATGTCGTTCAAATCTGTAACTTTAAGAATCTTATCGATTCTTTTATCTGAAACATTAGCCTTCTTAAGAAGTTCCTTATAAGCAAATTCCTTTGATCTTTTAACTTCAGCAGCATCAATATCTGCTTTGTATTTATCAAAATCTTCCTGAAGCTTATCTTTTTCGGCTTTCATTTCATTGTACTTTGTTTCAAAAAGATTAGTACCTTGAGATCCTTTAAGATCATCAAGTTCTTTTTGAACCATAGCCAATTTTTCGGCGTCAGCCTTATACGTTTCAGCATTTTGCTGAGCAGTGTCCCTTTCTACTTTAAGGGCGTTAACAGTATCTACATGTGCGCTTATAATTTCATCAATCTTTTCAGGGTCAATGTCAAGCGCTGATAAGAATTTTCTTGTAAGTGCCATAATTTCGATCTCCTTTTCTTCGGTGGTAGTTCTTTACCATTAGTCAAATTTAATTATACATCATCCGTCAGCAGCTGTAAATATGCAACAAAAAATGTATATCTTGCAACTTTTCTAAAAATCTTGCAAAAAACTATTTACAAAGTACACTTTTTAGTGTACTATATCTATAGAAACAAATAAATCATTGCAAATCACAGGAGGTAATTATTATGAAAATAATAACTAAGAACATCGGGACAATTAAGTACCATGAATACATTATAGAAGGACATGGTAATTACTACACATTATATCACCCAGATGGTTGCATTGGTAATTTTAATACTTGCAAAGAGGCTAAGCAGTTTGTTGATAAGGAGCGTAAGGAGTTAGATAATATGTGGAATGATGCGATATTAACAGAATTAGATGATATGGGATATTCATTTTAATTAAATTTAGGAGGTAAATCAATATGAGAAAATATTATGTAGAATTCGATTTTGTGAAAATCAACAATGAAGTTAAAGCAATGCAAATGAAAATATTTAATGACATTGAAGAAGCAAAAGAATTTGCGTATCAAGTAGAAGGTGAATTGATTGAAGAAGCATAAATAAAAATATGTCCTAGAATGCAATAGAATGCATTTTAGGACATTTTTATTTAATCATCATATATTTATATGGTGATTTTTATTTTTTCATTTCTGATTCAATTAATGATTTGTATTCGTCAAGATGATCAACCACAGCAGGCTTAAGAAAAGGAAACGGACCCATATTTTTTGATGTTCCAAATTCCAAATATTGAGCATACTCGACATTTGTGCCCACATAAACATCTCCGCGCTCCGGAACCGATTTCGGAGAATAATCTGAAGCATCAGCAGGACTTGATCCTGAGCTGTGATCGGTTTCTGTCGCAAAAACTATTGAATTTCTCAATCGTCCTGTGTCAACGTTAGGTCTAGGAGATTCTCCACTTTTATGTTCTTTAGGTTTTGACAATTCTTCTTTAGCATATTTTTCCATCTTTAAGCCAATTGCATATAACGTTCTTTCAAGTGCTGAGGTTTCTGCTTCAAGCACTTCTTGCTTATGACTTCGAAAAGTAAAAGAAATATTATTCACGAACCTCATCTCCCATAGTGGCGACTTCTCCTATTTTTTCGCCGTCCTTCCATACTTCAAGTATACCTGTTTCTTTATTTCTTATAAATTCAATCATAGTTGTCACTCTCCAAATAAATCTAATGCTGCAAAAGTTTGATCTGAATTAAGAATTTCAAATTTATTCGATTTGACTATTTCTCTAATCATTATAGGAACTCCTGTAGCACCTTTAGACGGATTTTTTTCAATATACCATATAAATCCATTCATTTTACCATAAATTTTCATCTCAGGAAAATTTACGGTCTTGCA